GGTATAAACGAGAATAACTTAAGTTATTCTCGTTTATACCAGTTATACTCTCTGCTTCCTCTCCGCCAGTATAACTGGGTATTTAAGAGTATAACTGAAAGTCAAGAGCAAAAAAAATGAAAATTGAAAACTTTTTTATACGACAAAATGTTAGTATATTATATTTCATTATGTCCTCTAATACTATTCTTGCCTACCCAAACAACATTGGAAATTACAATACCTCACCTTATGATGTAAAGATAATAGACTTGGTTGAAAAAAATCTTCACTTAACAGCCCGTGATAAACCTGAACTTGTTAATAATATTACTGGTTATGCTAATTATGACTTATCACCCTGGGAAAAGCCTAATTATGTCGACGAAGACGAAGAGGACTGGTGGATTAAAGAAGTTGATGATAAATGGGACTTGGAATTATGGAAGCCTATTAAGTGTGAAGAAAAACTTAAAGTGAATTTCACTGGTTGCAGCGCCAAGGTTCATTATAAACATAAATTTTGGCTTAAAAAAGTTTTGATTAAACATTTCAATTGCCCACAGAACGCCGAACGCTTTGATATGTATGAAGCTTTTGCAATATGTTATGATAAATCTAAAAATGGTGAATATACTATTATTGAACAGCAACTCAAGTGGTACCAACACTGGGATAATGACGACGATGTATATGCATCGGCAGAATTTAAGAACCTTGGTTCCTGTCCATTTGTTTATATTACATTATATGAAAAATGGAGTGAATAAATAAAATTATTAATATATTAAATTTTTTTTTATAAAGACAAAGACATTTTTCTCTCCAAAATGAATTGAGTAAAACTATTTCTAATAAATAATAATTAATAATATAATTTTATTGCAGTATTATATATGACTTCTTCTATGGCGAAGGATTGGGGATTAAAAAAAGATAGCAAACTTGATAAACAATTAGAAAAAGACCCTGATATTGTTATGACCAAGCCAAGTATGGCGAAATATCTTATTGATAGAATTACTTGGGAAGACGGTGAAATTGTATGCGAACCCTGTCGAGGTAAAGGGGCTTTTTATGATAATCTTCCCGACAATGTAACCAAGATTTATTATGAACTTACAGAGGGTAAAGACTATTTAGGAAAGGAGAAAGTTATGGTAAACACCACTATTTCAAATCCACCTTTTTGTCCAAGAAAACTATTCTGGAAATTTATGCAACGAGCCATGGAAACCACAACAGAAAGAATTTATTGGTTAATAAATCTCTCCAGTATGAATGTTTTTACTCCCAAAAGATTACAGGAAATGAAAGAGAATAATTGGTTTATACAATTCCAACATATTGTTGCAGATAAAAGATGGTATGGCAGATATGTTTTACTTGGTATTGGAAGAGAAGATAATGGATATTATACTTGGCGAGCGGGCAAAGCTTTTTGACTTGATCAAGCGACCAAATATAATTTATATCTAAAATCATATTAAAAAGAATTATCTATATATAATATATATTATATATGGAAACTTTAAAAGAACAAGTGATAACATTTAGAAATACCAAACTCGCTACTTGGAAATCTTACGCCACCAATATCCGCCAGTTAAGTGATGCCCTTACTCAAAAAGAATATATCAATAATGATTTTCTTCAAGATATAAGTGGCGTTTCTGCGTGGATAGAAAGCGGCAAACACAGCCAGAGTAAAAGCCGTTTATTATATGCTGTTATTTTAATTATGTTAGAACCCAACCGTTCAAAATCTAAACTTATAGAACAATCTGGAGAGAAAAATATATATCTTGATTATCAAAAAAAATTAAAACAATTAACTTTACAATATAATAAAAATCAAATAGAACAAAAAAAAACATCAAAGCAAGATGAGAATTGGGCATCATGGAAAGTCTTATCTTCTATTGTTAAAAATATGAGGAAAGTCTTTGTTAAAAATAAAAAAGAATATATGGAAGGTAATGTATCAAAGGAACATAGATTATTTCTTCAAGATTGGCTCATCATATCTTTATATACTCTGATTGCTCCCAGAAGACTTGATTATGCTGATATGATGATTATGAATAGAAAAGATTATAATAAATTAACCACCGATGATAAAGAAAAACATAATTTCTTGGTTGTTGTTGGGAAAAATAAAAAATTCTTCTCATTTGGAAAACAAGTTCAGAAAAATAAAAATTTAGATAGAAATGGTATTCAACAATCTGTATATCTATTAAGATTACCACCTAAACTTAATAGTATTATGAATATTTATTTAAAATATGGTAATCCAGAAGAAAAGTTTGCAGACAATATTAATATGAGAACTTTACTTTATAATATTCGTGGTAAACAATTAAGTAAAAACGGATTATCTCAAGCTGTTATGAGAATAACCAATATGTGGATTAAGAAAAAAATCTCTCCAACATTAATAAGAACAATCTTCGTGTCCAATACTCAAATTAATGATACCAAATTAAAACTTAAATTAGATTTAGCAGAGCAAATGGGACATACTAAAGCTGTTGCTGAAAAATATTATGCTAAAAAAGAAACAGTATAACTGTCGCGGATATTTTGACTTAAATAAATATAATTAATAATATATAAATGGCTCAAGTATATATTATTAAAGCTAAAGATGATAAAATTTATGTGGGAAGCACTAAACGACCTTTAAGAAAAAGAGAACAAGAACATCAAAGTGAATGTTTTAATCCTAATAGAGCAAGCTATAACTCACCTGTTTATAAACATTTTAGGGAATGCGGAATGCAAAAGAATGACTTGACTTGTATTCCTATTATGAATACTGAACAACCATTGCAATTTATCGAGGAAGCCAAATGGATATCCACTATAGGCTCATTAAATAGTAAATCCTCTATTGAAGATTTAGCCAAAACTAAAGCAAGACAAGAAAAATGGAGGCTCAAAAATAAACATATAAGACAATGCCCATGTGGAGGCACTTGGTCATATACTCATCGTTTAAGACATTATAGAACTAAACTCCACCAAGACTGGCTTGAAGAAGAACATCAAAAAAAAATAAAATACTTGTATAATATAAATGCCGCCAAAGAAGAAAAAATCAAGCACATCGTCCTCTCGTATGATTCAGAAAACAAAAAGTTCCTCAAAGAAGGGGACGAAATCAAAAACTAATCCTGGTGATATGAATTATACAACTAAAAAAGGTGATAAAGACTTTCATCAAGGAGGTAAGGATATTAAGAAAAAAAAAAGACCTTATATTCCAAGAAAAAAAGCCACAGCAGAACTCGGTGGTGAAAAAATTACATTTAATAAGGGAGGATTACATAGGTCACTTAAAGTACCTATGTCTTATAAGTTTAAAACAACTGAACTGGAGAGAATTAATAGAATTCCTGACGGAAGCTCTTTTAAATTTAAAGGCACAGACATCAAAATGAGTAAGAAAATTCATAAACAACTCACACTTGGTCTTAATCTTATGAGAAGAAAACGAAAAGAATAAAACTGGTTATTTACATTAATTTTATATTGGTTATATAAATCAATATAAAGATATTTTTTTATTACTTAATCATAGAGATGGATTATTTAGAGTGGTGCAACCAAAACGAGATTCAGACTTGCCCTATAAAAGTCAAAATTTGGACTGATGCTAATGGTAAAAAACACAAAAAATTTGAAGATTTTGCCTCTGTTAAATGGTTTAAAGACAGGAAAAATACAATAAAACAAAGATGGGCAAGTTATTATAATGGTAATCACAATGGATATACTCATTTTGCTGTTGATATGGATAAAATTATTATCATTGATGTTGATTGCATTTTAAATGAAAGTAATGAATACCAAGCTAAAATATTAGAATTACTGCTTTCACATCCATTTAAAATATCTAATACCAAGTCATATGGAAAACATATTATTATTGCGGCAGATAATTTACCTCCTGGTCTTGCTAAACGGCAAGTATTTCCAGAACGATTTGGAACAAGTGAAAACGGTAGTGCGGGAATAGAATTATTATCAAAAGGTTCTTGGGCTTGGGCTAAATTAGGTAGTGTTATTGAAAATGTAAGTAAAGGTATTAAAAAATGGTGCTGCTTACCTGAAGTTTTTATTCAACCCCAAGTTCCTTCTCTTGATCAAGAGCCTCAACAACCTCCTCCACCTGCTCCGCTCGCACCTTTACCTGTAGCTCAAGCTATTCCTGTTCAATGTACACCCGTTCAAAATATTGATTTACAAGCTGTTCAAGATAATCTGAATCGTATTCCTAATGCCACTATTAGAGATGTCCAAAAATGTTCTGGTATTATTAAAGCTTTTGCCGCAAGTGAAAGTGAAGATGTATATAATTTATTATTAGAAAGATGCAGCAGACCTGATTGTAATTATTCTAATGATAGTTGGGTTAGACAAAGATGGGACGCATCAAAACTCGATAGTAGATATAATGAATATCTTAATTCTTGGAAAACCACCTGGTCACAGAACAGAAAAAAATATAAATTTAAAAGATTTTTAGAAGACCCAAATAAATTATTCCAAGATGAATTTTATAATAAATATAAAAATAGTTTTATGGTTAATCTAAATTATAAAACAGAAGGTCGTCGAGTAGCTTATTTTAATTCAAAAACAAATACTTGGGACGAAGGGAAAGGTAAAGGTAAAACTTGGGTTACATATTTAATTAAGAAAGAATATCCACAATGGAGAACTAAATTATTGTCTGGCTGGTCTTTGCTCGCAGAAGATAATGATGACCAAGATAAATATAAAAAAAAAGTTCAAATAGCCATTACAGCATTTTTAAGGAATTTCTCATCAACTGGTTCTTGGACTAATGGAACAGCTAATCATATATTAAATTCTATACAACATACTCCTGAAATACAAAAATATATTCAATATAATTTGGAAGATAATACTGCACATTTATTCCAATTCAAAAATGGTACTTTTGATTTAAAAACAGGAATGTTAATACCAAGAACTAAAGAAATGTATATTACAAATGATGGTATACTTGATTATGATTATATCGAAGAAGAATATACTGAAGAATTAAAACATTTAAAAGATATTTTTATGAAAATACATGGATATAATGAAACTAATTATAGTTCCTGGTTACATTGGAGAGGATATTGCTTGACTGGTTGTATTAGACAACAGTTTGCTATGATTAAAGTAGGTAGAAAAGCAAGTAATGGTAAATCAACAGATAGTAAATGCTTCAGAGTATGCTTTCCTATTTATTGTGATAAAGTTGGCAATGATGCTTTTAATACTGCTGGAGCATATAATAAATGTTTTTCCAAGTTTGCTGGAAGACCTATTAGATTATATTTCTTGGAAGAATGGGGTGATAAAGAATTAGATACTGCAAAACTAAAAGAACATATTGAAGATAAATATATTACCTGTAAACCTTTATTTCAAGAAGAGATTAATATGAAAATACAAGGTAAAATGGAAGCACAGACTAATCATAATCCTAACTTTGGTGATGAAGTAGATAAAGGAATAGCAAGACGGTTTGGTGTAGAATATTATAATAGTGAATTTGTTAATCAAGAAGAAGAAGAGATATGTAGTGCAGAAGAACATATTTATTTGAAAGAAGATATAGAATTATTATTTGAAAATGATAGATATAAATGTGCTTTTTTTAAAATGTTTTATCCTTATTCTATGAAATATTATAATGAAGGATTAAAAGAAAGTTATAGATTAAATAAAAATTTTAGAGAATTATTAGAAAAGGAAGATAGTTATATTTGGGTTGATGATTATTTTACTGCAACTGAAGATAGATATTTATATAGAGATGTAGTTATTAATATATTTGAAGAAAGATTAAATAAAAAAATAGCTTTTAAAGATATAAAGAATATTATGAAAGATAAAGATATTATATATGATGGTAAGAAAGAATTAAATAAAGGTCATATAGATAATTATACAAAAAGTAGAAAGAAAGGTTATTTTATAAATATAGTAAAAGAAGATTTTGAAGAAAGTGATTCAGATTAGTATAATCCACACCCTTCACACCCAACTCACACCCTTTTGAAAAAAAAAGGGTGTGGATTTGTTTAACAGCATAAAAGGTAAGGATTAGTAATAATAGTATAATTGTTTATGACCATCTTCCTCCAATCACCCTTTTTTGGAGAAAAATTTATTTTTACTTTGAGTTTATAATTATAGTTCCAGAGAAAAGAAAATAAAAAAAAAGGGTGTTTGGAGGGTGACCAACAGCCAAGACCATAATATAAAACAATAATAATAATAAGAGCATATTATGGTTTCCCTCCTTTTTAAAACCAAAAGGGGGGGAATAAAATAAAAGGGGGGAGAAGAAACAAGATGAAATTATAAAATATACCAATTATACAGATATGAACAAAATATATACATAATTATATATATTTTGAAGAATTAAACAGAATTTTCAGCGACAGGATTTTTAACCGCTTGATCAAGAGCAGCCTTTGTTTGAGCTTCAGCTTTATCAAGAAGACATTTAGAACCTTGAATAAGACATAAAGCAGCATGAAGAAGACCATTACTTTTACCTTTAAGCAAGGGTAAAACTTCAGATGCAAAAAATAGACTTCCTAAAATATAGGTAGAATATTCATATCCAATATCAACACCAGAAGAATTATTATATAGAGAATGGTTAGACATTTAGAATATGGAGAGAATTTATTTTTTACCCTTTACTTTTAAATCCTTACCAAAAATATCTTCTGGAGTTGGCATTTTTTCTGGTTTCATTTTAGCGACATCGAGTAAATTCCTTGGTTGACGTTTTTTCTTTAACTTCATATTGGCTTTTTGAAATACTTTGGAAAAATGAGGCATTATAATGTAACAAAATATTTTTTTATATTTAGATAATATAAATGAGTTTGATAGTTCTTAATAGTAAGGGTGATGACCCAGAGGATTTTTCTAATTTTATGACGGAACAAATAAAGTTTCCAAGAGATGCTGAAGTTTGTTTAGTAAGTTCTAATATTAATCGTCGAATAATGGTTGATTTAGAAGCACAAGTTGCCGCAGGTAGTAATTCATTAGGTTTCCAACTTGGGTCGGGAACACTCCTCCAAGATGGTACTCGTGATGGAACTTTATATACTCCACATAGTCCATTTGAAATTAATGTAGAAACAAAAGGTAAGAATTTTCCTATAAAATTAGTAGCACAAGGAGTTGGAGATGAAATAAATGCTAATTTAAATAATCCTGATAAAGTTGGCATTTCTAATATATGTCGAGGTTGGGCATCGGCAGCGGCAGGTGCAGCTCCTTTTACATTTTGGAATACTCCTCAAGTATTAGATGCTAATGGTAGTGAAGGAACAAGAGGAGATTGGATTGAAGTTGCTGGTAAAAATAAAATAGGACAAGGAGGTAATAATACAACAAATACATTAGGGGGAAATATAGTAATTCCAGGAGGAGCTGGATTTGCGGAATGGACTGTTCTTCAAGGAGAACCTGAATGTAGTAATTTTGCTGACCTAAAACCATTATGGAATACTCATACAGGAGGGAGATTAGGAGTATTCACACCTAATGCGTCAAATAGAAATATTGTAGGAGGAGGTTGGTCTTGGAGATTTAGAACTGATGGAGCAGATATACAGCAAACTCTTTCACAAAGAGGTGGTATTTTTGATAATACAACATTTACAAGAGATAATATTTATAATAGTAATAGTAATTTAAATAAACAGACAGGCGGAACAGCATATACAGTGTGGTGGGAATTAACTGACCCAACAGCAGCCCCTGGTCTTCAAATAGATTTTTATGCGAGAAAACCAGGGTCAAAACCAGCAAGAGGTGTTAATAACAAAAACGCACCTGGTGTTTATAATTGGGCGAGATTTCAACTGCCACCCGCACCGACGCTCCTTCAGACTATTGGAATTCGTCCAGTATTAGATGCGACGGGAGCAACACCTGTATATGTATTAGAAGCATATTGCGGTGTAGCAGATTTAGCAAATACCTATACAATTCCTCCAGCGGCGGCTGTAGATGGGGGATTACCAGGTAAAATAGTTATAGCTGACCCAGCCAATCCGCTTACTTGGTCACCAGGAGGAATAGGAGGTAGAATGAACTTTGATTTATATAGACATCTTCCTCTTCGTCAGGGTGTTAATACGGGAGATTATGATGCGGCAGGAGGGGGAAATTACCAAGTTATTTGCGGGGCTATTCATCATGACGACCAAAATATTGCAGCTATGAGTGGTGGGGATTTGGGAAATTTTAGTCCATTTACATTTTTATTAAATAATATTTCACCTATTCAAAATGCTTTACCCGAAGCACAAGGAGGAACTTGGGATAGAGAATGCAGACAAATATTGCGAAAATCAACAATAGCAAAGGTATTAGGATATATAGGACATTATGGAAAAGTGGCAGCGACAGCTATGCTCCCAGCAGCAGCAGGATTACCCGCAGAATTAACATTAGGTTTAACATTACCAGAAAACTTGAATTTAGTGGTAACATTACCAGATTTACCTATAACAGGATATTATGGTAATTCTTCTGGAGATGCGGCAAGTGGTACATTAAATCTGAATAGTGGAGGTAATAGTGCTGCAATATTAGGTGTAATTCCAGTTGGAAATCGTCCTTATAAAAATCCTGGTGGGGGTGATAGGGTAGGAAATCATAGAGGTGAATTCTTTGCTTGTCCTATGGAAAACTGGATTTGTTTGAACAATCCCGCACCATTTTCCGTCACCTCTTTGAGATGCCGCATTACAGACGCTCTTGGAAATAAACCAGATATATTAGACTCGACAAGCACTATAACAATAAAAATAAAAAAAAGAGGTAGTAATAATGATTATAATCAAGGAGGAAATGCTTCCGTATTTCATTAATACTTTTTATACAAAAATATAATCTAAATGTAGATTATAATGAGCCAACATAGACTGCCGACAATTAAAGACCCACTTGCTGATTTAGCTATAAAGCCAATGGAAGAAATAGAGGAACAAGTTGAAGTTATACAGCAGGAAATCCAAGAACCACCTATAGTATCTTCAGATGTCTTTGGAAAAGAATTCAAAAAAAAAAATATAAAATTAGAAAAAACAGAAATAGTAAAAGATGAAATACAAGATAATTTACCAAATTCTCTCCAAACAATAGAAGAAGAAGTGCCACAAAAAAGAAGAGGAAAAGATAAAATAAAAAGAAAAAAGAAAGTTATGAGCCAAGGTCAATTAGATGCTTTAGCAAGAGGAAGAGCTAAAAGTTTAGCAACAAGACAAGCAAAAGCAGCTGGAAAAACCAAGAAAGTAGAACCAACAAAGATGCCTGCTCCAGCTAAAAATACAAAACTTGACTATGATACATTCTCTAATTATATGGATATGTACGAAGAAAAAAGAAAAAAGAAACATTCGACAAGCAAAAATCCACACCCAAATAGGGTTATAAACCAAAGGCACAGACCCGTTGCACCACCCAGTAAACCAAGAGTAGCAAAATGGACGGGAAATATAGGCAGTTTTGCTCAACACAAGACAGGTGGAGGTAGATGGAATTATGGAATATAAGTCAAGATGAAAACATATGAAAATTGAAAATAATATAATATTAATAAATGTTTATTATATTATTAATTATGCCCACTAAAGCCCAACTCACTCAAAAAGTAAAGAAATGGGAAGAATTGGTCATCAGCAGCGCAGAAAATCAACTCTATATGAAGGCAAGAATAAAGGAATTAAAAGCTCAAAAAAATGATTTACAAAAAAGCTTGAATTCTTGGAAAGAACAAGCTGATACCTTATATGATGAGTTGCAACATTATCGTTCAGCGTTTGAAGAGATGGACAACTATCATAAGAAAGATTTAAAAAAAATTAAAGAATTAAGAGAAGAAAATAAAAAATTAGTAATAAATCTAAAACAAGTAGATGATTGTATATTATTAGCCCATCGTGGGAAAGTGAAACAAAGATATGAAGAAATGGAAAAACCCTGGACTAAATTATTTGGTGATTTAGATTAAAATACTTGAATTATTTATTTAAAAGAACATATAAATTTACCAGTTTCTGGACAAATAGGAGGTAAAATATTTTTATTAGCATCAATAGCTTTAATATTTTTAGTTCTATTACTTTGATTTTTTCTATTAGATTTTTTAACAACTATTTTAGGCAAGTTATTTTTTAATTTAAAATAATAATCAAAAAAGCCATCTTGATTAGACATAGTGGTCATTTTATAAAATACATTTTTATTATAAGCAAGAGTAGAAGAAACTTCATAATCAAATTCAATATTTTCATTACCAACTTGATGTCTTTTTTTATCTTTGTAATAGTAAAATCTTGTCCAATTCTTATCATTAGTATGTTTATGTTTATACTTTTGAATAACATCAGTGGGACAAAAAACTTTAAAATCAGTTAAAACATTATTTTCATAATCATTCATTTTAATATATGGAGAGAAAAATATAAAATAAAAATCTTGATAATATATAAATGAATAATGATTTAACAATCTTGCCTGTAGTAGCGGAAGATAATGAAGATGAAAGCAACAAGAGGGAATTACACCCAAATATACCAAATGTATATAAAGGTCAGCTCTTGAGCTTGGTAGGAGGAGTTAGAATGGGAAAGGGAACTTTGTGGAATAATTTTTTGCATAATCCAAATTTTTATGGTAGTAGAGAAGGAGATGAAGATATGTTTTCATCTGTAACGGTAATATCGCCGACAGTGTGGAATGACTCGACAAGTCGCTTCACAGCCAAGAAATATAAAGATACTTGTTATGATGCTTATGATAATAAAATAATAACGGATTTAATTAGTATGCAACAAAATAAAAAAAAGGTAGAAGATAATGATACAAGTTATGCGTTAATAGTAGATGATTGTTATGGAGAATTTGATAGTAGAAGCAAGACAACGGGTGCAGTAATTCGCTTGGCGAGTAGGTTCAGGCATTATGTACGAAAGGGAGACCCATGTATGTATTTATATTCAACACAAAAATATTTAGATTTAGCACCAATTATTAGAGCAAATTCAACGGGTATGATAGTATCAGGAATGATAAAGAATACTAAAGAATTAGATGCATTAAAATACGATATGAATGATACCTTTGGCGGTAAATTTGATGAGATAATGGCTCACGCTCAAGGAGATATGTATAGTTGGATATATTTCCGTCTTGATAGTACGCCACCTGAAGCATATTTAAATTTTCATACTCAAGTTTATTAAATTTTTTTTTATATTACAAGAATATAAATGAGTATTACAGGTTTTGAAAGTGCGATTCAGAATAATGTTAAATCGTATGGCGACAATTTAGCATTATTACGAGATAATAGTGTTATGCAACGAAATAATGCTTTAGCTGGTCTTCAAGGAGAATTTGAAAAATATTCAGAGGTTGCTAAACTTGGGTTAGAATTACCTGTAGCAATAGAAGGAGTAAAAGGAATAGCAGGTCGAGCGGGAGATTTATATAATTTTATATCCAAGGGTGGAGCAAAGTCAGCTCTTGATCAAGCGAGGGGGCGGATAGAAGGAGCAGCGGGAAATATTAAATCTCAAGTATTAGCAAAAACAGATGAATTATCACAAAGACTGGATAATTTAAGGACAACATCTGCCTTTGGTGGGGAGACGAAAATGGACTTTAATCCAGTAGCAAGAGTAAAGGAGAATGCTATGAGAGCAAAGAATGATATAGAAATGACGGAAACTGATGATACGAATTATTTTGAAACAAAGCACGGGACAGGTGGTGATTATAGTTATGGAGGTTCTGTAAGTTCAGGAGAAACTAAAACATCAGCCCCAGCAAGAGCATCATCACCATACAGGGGTTTTGAACAAGATTTAGATGACTATGGATTACCAAAACCAACAGAAGAGTTTGGAAAAGGAGAACCATCATTATTTAGTCATGAAGAGCCAAGATTTTCCACACAGAGAGGCTTGGATAGTGGATTTGAAAATGTGAGAGGAGAAGGTATTGGAAATATGGGTAAATCGAGTAGGGGCGCTCCTTTACGTAAACAATCAGCACAAGGATATAATGAATTAGATTCAGAAGAAAGACCACCACCAAGACCGACATCAAAAGCACCTGGAGCAGGAGAATTTGATGATGAATTAAGTAATGCTGCGAGCCAAGCTGGAGCAGAAGAAAAGAGTGTAGTATCTGGATTAAGTGATGCTGTAGATAGTGCAGTAGCATCAACAGGTGGAGAAATAGCAGGTGGCTTGGAAGAAGGATTAGGAGCAGGTCTTTTAGCATCAGGTATTTTTGCCCCAATAGGAGCATTATTGGAAGGACTTGGAGCAGCAACAGAATTAGGTAGTGTAGGAGCAGGAGTATATGGAGCAGTAGAAAGTTTTAATACAGAAGCAACAGAAAGTTCTTTAAGAAATAAACCATTGCCAACAATACGCCAACCAACATTAGATTTAGGAGGAAGAGTTGCCGCTCCAATACTTGCTTAAACTAATATTTATTTAAAAATTAAAATAAATATTTTTTATATTAGTATATTATAAAATGAGTGTTCCAACTTTGTCTAAATCTATTTTAACTGATAGAAACAGTGTATACACAGAACAAGATATTATTGAAATCTTTGTTAGTCCAGAAGAAGTGCCTCTTTTAAACGCAAGTCAAGGGTCATATCTTAAATTTTTACTTAAAGTAAAAACTGATGCAGCAGATACCAATTGTATCGCACAGCCTGACCCTATGGCGGGTGGTTCATCGGTGATTTCCACCATATCCATATATGATGGTGCAAATTCCCAGCTTTTAGAACAGCTTGAAGACGTATCCACATGGACTGCTATGTATTACCATTATTCCAAGACCCAAGGTTTAGAGAATATGAGAACTTTGATGGAGGGGGTTTCCCCAGTTCAAGGTCGTTCATTAAAATCTGAATATTTTGATTTTGACCCAGTTGATGGTACAACTTTTAAAGATGTTGAATGTGTTGTTCCCCTTTATATGAGTGGTCTTCTTGGACAGGGAGCAAAATTACTGCCTGTTATTGCTCTAAATGGTATTCGCATTCGTATTCAATTACAAAAGAAAGAAGCAGCTTTAAGAGCTTTAACGCAAATAGGATATTCAAGCACAGCGGCAACATATACAGGTATTCGACAAATTAGAGGTCTTCCAGTTGCTGGAGCAGAACTTCCAGAAGCATTTGGAGCGGCAGTAGCGGCAGCAGGAGCGGCAGTTAATCCTGCTATTGCTGGTTTTTCTGTAAATACATCGGGAGTTGATGCTGTTCCACCCGCAACAATCCAAGCGGCACTTGCTGACTTTAGTAATATTGCTTATTCTGTTGGTCAAGATTTATATGTTGAACAAATCGCCCCTGACCCTCCTCTTTTCTTGGGAACTATTACGGCTGTTACCTCTGTAGGTGGTCGTCCAACATATACTTGTGCGGGAGGGGCTGCAAATGTAGGAGCAGCAGGTATTGCTGCAAACGGTAGAGTATATGCAGATGCTAATTCTTTGAAAGCTAATTTTGAAATGAAAAATGTAGAATTTGTTTGTTCTGTAGTCCAGGCAAGTGGTGAAACAATGAATGGTCTTATGCGACAAGTAAGTAGTGGAGGTGGTATTCGTATTGATTATCCTTCATATAATTTATATCGTCAAAATCTCCAGGCAGGAATTCCCCGTAGTGAATTGTTAATTCCTGCTAATGAAAGACGAGCTTGCTCAATTGTGTCGCAGCCTATGCGAAGTGTAGCAAGATTATATGAGGATACTTTTCGTCCAGTAGGTGATGCCTGTAAAAGTTATATTTGGAATATTGCTAATCGTCTAACTCCAAATCGTCGAGTCAGCACCCGACTTGTAGCGACCGCGAATGAGGAAGCAGCCCAGAGATTATCTTGGGATGCTATTCATCTTCACGAAACAGAAAAGGCAATTAGTAGATTAAATATTGTTCCCCGTAATTTATGTGAAAACGCGAGAAATTTCTGTATTCCAAGACAGTTGGCTAAAGATGGTCATTCTTTTAATGCTAATGAGAATGAAATCAGATTAAATGTAGAATATGGTAGTGCAGTTGGAGAGAATGTAATTAATAAACTTGTAGGAACTTGGTTATATCATATTAGAACCTGTGTGATTACACCAAATAGTGTTGCTGTTGAATTTTAAATAAAGATAATTTTATATATTTTTCTCTCCAGATTATAAAATGGAAACTATAAAAATATATGAAATAAAAGAATTAATAAAAAAATATAAGATATTACCAGAGATGTTTAATAATCAAATCATAAAATCGTGGGAAATTCAATATGATACAGGTCTTGACCCGACAAATTTACCATATTTTTTATATGATAGATTTGAGAACCATAAGGAATTATTAAAATCTAAAGCTAATGTAAATGAAATCGTTATATCAGGGAGATTGTCTGGAAAAAATGAAAGACTTAAGTGATAATAGTATAGATATAGTGATAGCAGATTTACCTTATGGGAGATTTAAACATTTAGAGTGGGATACAGAAATAGATTTAGAAAAAATGTGGAGAGAAATATGGAGAATAGGAAAAAAGAATTGTCCTGTTTTTTTATTTGGTGATATGAAATTTGGAGTAAAATTAATAAATAGTTGTCCAAAGTATTTTAGATATGAGATAGTATGGAATAAAAAGAGAACAACAACACCTTTATTATCACGGAAAAGACTTGGAAAAGCAACAGAATATGTATTTATATTTTATAAACATCAACCAATATATAATTATGCGAAATATCATCATATAAAAGGGTCAAGAAAGTGTAATAATAAAAAGGTAGAAAAGGGTGAAGGAATGCAATTTCATTATGAAAAAAGCATAAGGAATGTATATGAGCCAAGTTTGCCTTTAAATGTAGTAACAAATAATACATCAGGAGGATTAAATATTGTACATAAAAATAAAAAAATAAAAATACCAAGAATATCTTACGAACCATTATTACCGACGAATGTTCTTGATCAAGTGATACCTTTAAATAATACACCTTTGATAATAGGAAAAGAAAAGATGTATCACGCAAAAAAAGCAGTATATGAGCCAATATTACCAATAAATGTAATCGAGGAATACAGTGTAAGGAAGGGAAAAATAATAAAAAATATAACAGAAAAGCCTCAATTCTTATTAGAATTTATATTAAAATATTTTAGTAATGAGGGAGATGTCTGTTTAGACATGACTATGGGAAGCGGTAGTTGTGGAGTAGCTTGTAATAAATTAAATAGAAATTTTATAGGAATAGAATTAAATGAAAAACATTTTAATTTAGCAAAGGAAAGATTAGATAAAATTTCTCTCCATAAAGTAAAAAAGGAATGTATAAAATCACCTCTCATACAAGAAGTCAAGCCAGAAAATATGGATACATTGTGCGAGCCTCAAAAAATAAAGGAAAAAAAATCGCAATCTTTAAAAAAATCAAAAAAGACGGTAAGGTTCAAGAAGTAAAATTAGCTGATGTGGGTGGATTAGGATATGGGGATTACGGAACTTTTATAAGAACAAAGGGTAAGGAATATGCTGATAAACGACGAAAAGCATATAGGTCAAGACACAAGAATGACCCTATGAGTAAGGACGGAAAACGGTCAAGAGCTTGGTTTGCCTTAAATTTATTATGGTAAATATTATATTGATAATTAATTATATAATAAATAATAATCAATAATATTAAAATCTAAAGTGATATAAATGAGCAAAAAACCATATAGCATATACCCAGTGAGCGTAATAGATTGTGCGAAGCCAAAATATAAAATGAGAGGTAGTCAAAAAAAGAACGGGGTGACGCAAAGTAGTAGAACAGAATTCTCTCCATTTCAGACAGAGATAGGGACATTATGTGCAGAATTCTTTTGTAGAGATACATATTTGATATATGACCCCTTTGCGGGTTGGGGAGAAAGACATAAATGTTGTGTAGACGCATCAAGAAATTATATAGGATATGATAAAAGTCCAGCAGCAATAAAATATGCAAAAGAGAAATTTAATGTAATTAATCATTTAGGGGATAGTTTAATAGATGAAATACCACAACATAATGGATTAATAACTTGTCCTCCATATTGGAACTTGGAAAAATATGAAGGAGGAGGATTATCGAGTCTTAAATCTTGGGACGAATTTTTAAAATTTTATAAAAAAATATTTGAGAGAGCAGCAGAAAAAGCAGATATAGGTTCAACATATTGTATTATGGTTGGGGATTGGAGGAAGAAGCATAAATTTTATAATTTGAGTTTTGAAACGGAGAGAATTATGAATAGTCTTGGCTTTGAAACTTGGGATAAAGTTGTTGTAAATCAAAAAAAAATATATAATTATTTACGAATGGGATATAACGCCAAAAAGTTTGGATATACTTGTAAGGTACATCAATATTTATTAATATTTAAAAAAGTCAAGTAACCAAGTCTTGAAAACCAAGCCAAGATATATTTTGAAAGTCAAGAGAAAAATATTTGAAAATTGAAAGCTTTTTTTATAATATAATATCCACCATTACAAACACACAAAAACAAAATGTCCTCACCCAACGAAACCTATTTTATGAACATTATTAAATGGACAAAGTTATGGACTTGGAAAGACAAAGGACACATTTATACCATAGAAGATAATAAATTAGTTCCACAAGATATGAAAGGATATGTGGATTTAGCAGGACTTTTAACAAAGGAATTTATGTTAGAAAATGTAAAATGCGAAAATCTTTCCTTCCTTGGTAAGGTAAGGAGTGAAGAAGACATTTGGAAAATTATTGATAGTGTTGAAGTTGGAGGTAAAAAAAAGAAAAAAAAGAAAAAAAAAAGAAAATAAAGAATTAATGATTAAAAACCAAGCCACGATATAATAAATTTTTTTTAAAGTCAAGTAACCAAGGTCGTTATGATAAAGCAAAGACAAGAGAAAAAGGATATAAAGTCAAGCGAAAGTCAAGAGAGGGTATGTGGTCATAATTTCCAAGTTTGAAGCCAACTTAAGCTATATATAGGAATAAAAAAGTGTACTGATTTTGAGAGCATAAAGAAAATTGATTTTTTTTTCCAAGAATAAAGACTTTGGTAATACAACACAAAAATATCTTGACTTTTAACTATATAATGAACAGAACTCCAAGTCAAATCAAAGCAAAGGTCAAGGAAATGCAGAATTTATTCAAAGCATACCCCGACATCTTCCCCCCTGGTTATTTTAGATTTCTGGCTGGTGGTTTAAAAAAAGAAATTACAAGAAGAACAATATTTATGAATAGTGACCAAGGATTTTACTTTAGCTGGTGGCAGGGACAAAGAAATCCTAAACGGTGGAAGATTGAGAAAATCTGTGTGTCCAAACGCAGACAGGGAATAGGTACTTTACTTATGAATTTATTCTTAAAAAAAATAGAAAGAAAAGGGTGGGAAACAGTGGAATTAAAAGTATTAAAATCTAATAAAGCAGCAATAAACTTTTATAGTAAATTTGGATTTCAAATATGTGAATGTAAAGGTGATTATTGGAAAATGTTAAAAACAAAAAAAATAAATAAAGAGGGTGTAAAATTTAGGCGTCAAGCAAAAATATTTATGATATAATATATATATGAATAATAAAATATGGAAGAATTTACCACAGGATATAGTCAATAAGCTTTTTTTATATCAAGAAACGCCATCTTGTAAAGCATTTAAAGCTGCAAAAATAAGACCAATAACAACATCTATGTTAATGGAAAACTGTTCAGGAACAATAGAATTAAATGATGAGGCTCTTGATCAAGAGCAATATACAGAACTTGATTATGAATGGTTTCATTATTTAGTAACAGAATATTATGATTTAGATATTTCTTAACACAAGATTAAATTTAAAAATTAATAATTCTCTCCAAAAATTATTTTATATAGTAAATATAAATGTCGAATATCTCTGCAGTCCGTAAATTTGAAATAGCCCCAGACAATCAAACATCTGGGAATTCTGTTTATTCATATCGTCAGGGTAATCCAATCATTACCTTTAGCATAGCTCCCCAGGAGTATTATGTCCGTTCCAAGAATTTAAAACTTTGTTTTGATGTTGAATTAAAAGATAGTGCTGGAAATCTTCCTAATAATAATGACCAAGATGGTACGGGTGAGCGTGAAGTTCGTCTTAATTCTCGTGTGGGTGTTGCATCATTATTTCAACAATTAGAAATTAATAATGCTATGAACCAAAATCTTGAAACCATTAGACATTATGGTCGTCTTTTAGCAAGTCTTTTACCCAGTGGTTCGGGTTGGAATGAATATACAACATATCTTTCTAATGAATTTGGTGTAAGTTCTAATGAACAAGTCCAGGGTCGTTATCTGAATCGTAAAATGTCTGTTGCTATGCCTATCATGGCTGGTATATTTCTTCAAGGTGCTGATATTCCTTTGTCTATGAATAATGGTATTGGTGGATTAAATCTTAAATTTTCTCTCCAGTCAAGTATTCAAGCTTTGTTTGGAGGCACTGCAACCACTCCTAATAGTTATTATGAAATTACTAATGTTAGTCTTATGGGAGAATATGCGATGCCAAAAGGTGGAGCATTACCTAATATTAGTTCTTATCCATTTAGTGGATTTAGTTCTTTTTATTCTGTAATTAATAATAATGACCAGACCTCGCAGATTAATCCTGCTTTATCCGCAGTTGTGTCTACCTTTACTAATTTCTTACCTACACCTCATATTGCTAATTATGGTCAAGATAGTATGAAAACGACACCTTTACTTAATAAAAATCCAGTTGGAGGAGCTTATGATTTACTTGCTCCAATTACAAAGATTTCATTTATGCGAGGGGGAGTTCTTTTTCCTCTGCAATTCCAGGTTGATGAAAATGAGGTAATAGTTCGTAATCCTGCTGTGGGTGATGAATATGCTGGTTCTTCTTATGATGCCCAGCGTCAATATTATTATGCGATGGCTATACGACCAAGAACCAGTCGGGCAACAGACCAGTTAGCGGGAGCAAATAGTGAAAACTTGCCTACATCTAATGGTGATGAGCAGCATAATGCGGTTACATCAGATGATATTAATACTACAGAGAATGGTTTTCAAAATGTTTATGGTATTGGTATTAGAGTTGGTGATATGCTTGGAGTGGGTAATACAGCAAACTTTAAGAACCAGTCATATTCAACCAGGATTATATCTAAACTTGACGGGTCATCTCCTATGTCTTCATATACTTTCTTCCTTTATCGTTCAGTTATTAACTATGATGATAGGGGTCTTGTAAGTATTGTAAATTAGTAAAAAAAATAGCATAATTTAAAAATAATATTAAAATTTATTTTATTTTAGTATTATATAAATGGTAAAAAGCGATTTAGCACAAATGGTTGGTATATCGGCGGCAGAAAGTCAATCACAAAGAGTGGAAACTCGATTAATTGAACCCCGTTCTTTTAGTCAAAGTCAGGCAGTTTTTGAACTTCCCCAAGAAGGTATTTTAAGTGATGATGTGGCTTTACAGCTCCAGCTTACTACAAGTGAAACGAATATAAATCAACGGAATGACCTTCCTTTAATGGCTGGTGTTCTTGGTTGTTTAGACAGAGTTGAAATGTTTTTTGGTACAACTCTAATTAATGCTGTTGAGAATTGTCCTCATCTGATGCAGATGAAGAATACCCTGGTTGACCAAGATATTCGTGACCAAACTCATAATGTTTATCTTGGTTCTTTTAGTGGTATGAAAGCAGTTCAAGGAGCTACAGGAGCAAATGCTTGGGGTAAATTAGCTCTTAATGCTTTAAATGTTCAAGCAACAGCAAATACGAAAGCATCTCAAGGTGTTCTTGGTTTAGTTGAAACAAGTCTAACAGAATGTAATAAATTAGACCATTTCCGCACTACAGCCAGCGAAAATACGACACCTTTTTGGACAATAAAGTTGAAAGATATTTTTCCAGTACTTTCTCAAATTCCACTTCCTTTGTTCGCACTCAAAGAGCGGGTTAGATTTGTTTTTCATTTCTCTGCTGATTTAGCAGGTAATAGATGTGTGGCTGGTAATACTGCAGCGGGAGGCGGAGCAACTCCTTTTACTACAGGTAATAATATTCTTCAATCGTCATGTAAATTATCAACGGATTTAATTTATTATGAAGACCAGGTTGGTGTCCCAAGTCCTATGCTTCGCATTCAACAGGAGTTAGAGAAAGGTGTAAGTCTTGTAATGACTGATTACGTAAACGTTATATCAACGCTTCCAGCCCAGGCAGTTCCAGCAGGAACAAATTCCGCACAACCTTTATCAGTTCTTCTTGGTCTTGACCACCAGATTGTTCGTAATCTTTTAATTGCAACTCCTCCTCCTCCTAATTTTGGAGCAGCTCCTACTACTCCTGCTAATAGAATTTTAGGTAATTATTTATCAAAAGCAAGTAATGTTGGAACGACTTTACAGGTTAGTATTAATAATGAGAATATCTTTCCTTCACCTTTGAATACAACATCAAAATTATATAATGAAATGTCCCAAGTTGAAGATATTCCTATTAAAGTAAATAGAGGATTATATTCAGCGGATGGACAGACAACGGGAGCGGGTGCTTATGCTCTTGATGCTAATCAAACCGCCTTTGATGCTGGACAATTTTTTCACGGAGTTCCAAACACAGAACTAAATTTTGCCCTTAATTATCTTGGTGTAAATCTTTCCAAAGATGCGGGCATGAATTATGTTGGTAATGGAATGCAAATCGGTCGTCAGCCTGTAATAGTAACATTGAATAGAACTCGAGTTCCCACAGATGTTGGTCAAATCAGGGTTCTTATTTGGGCAGAGGTTGAGAGAATGATGATGATTAAATCTGGTAATATCTTTATGAGTGGTCAGTAAATATTTAGTGTAATTTTATAATATCTTATTATACTAAATGACGACTTTTCAAGGAACAGAAACATATTTAATAGAATGTTCCAGAGAGAACTCTGCTATAAATATTAACGATGACGATGATACTAATGGTTCTTGGTCTAATGAAACAGACTTTGTAATTAAGAGAGGGGACAAAATTTCGGTTGAAATGGTCTGTGCCAATATTCGGGGCAGTGGGACATCAGCCCCCACTATAGAGTTTAGCGGTCAAGATGTAGTGGTAAATGGAGAAGCAAAGAAATATTGTGATACAAAAGTATTACTTGAAGTATTTTTTTATATGAATAATAATAATACATATAGTGTTGGATTACCTCTGATTCACCCAAATGGAGGAATAAATGGAAATGGAGGAACAACAGGTAGTGGATTTACAAATCTTGTATCACCATATAATTTAAATCCGCGAATACCTCAAAATACGGTAACAAATCAAACAAGAAATTATCGAGAGGTAAATATGGGATATGGTTATGTATTTCCTCTTTATGATGGATATTGGAATACTCCAGCTTTACCTTTTTTTAGTTCAAGAATAGATATATCAGGTGTGAATGCTCCAGTGCCACAAAAATATTGTTATGGAATATATCAATATCAAATAGAAAATCCAGTAGGTGTTTATACTTGGTTAGCACCAGGTGTAGTATTTGGAGCTGGTGACCCTGGTAGAGTATCAAGAGTTCGTATTCAACCAAGTGAAATGTCTGGTCAAACAACACCTTTACCTGATGCCTCAAATAATTTATTTACAGATTATGATAATGGGGTAATAAAAGGAAGAACAGGAGATTTATATCAGAATAATTTTTATGTAGGAAATCATATTTATGTGAATAATAATACAGAACCTGATGAAGCAGATTTACAAGTAGATTGGGTAGGTCAAATATCAAGAATATTTGGAACAGCAGGATTAGGAACACCTGCTTTTACTGTGAGGGTTTTAGAATTAGAATTAAATAATACAAATACGATTTATGGTCGTCAAATAGATTATATGTGTGGGGATTGTGCAGTATATGTGGGAGGGACATATCTTGATCAAGACGGCTATAGAAAGCCTTTATTCGATATAAAACCTGGTTCAAGTCAGGAGGGATTAATGAATTATGATAATTTAGACTTGGCGGGTATATCACCAGTAGCAGGTAAATTTGCTGGGAATGGTTATATTAGAGGTGATAATGCTATGTTTTTATATGCGAGAAATACAAGAAAGCCACAGACGGGACAAAATCAAGATTTAAATTTATTTCCAAGTACAGTATTTGACCCGACATCTTTCACAGCAGATGCGGGTGATTATGGGGAACTTGAACCAACAGCAATGTTTGGATATAGAAATGCGAATATAGTAAAGGAATGTAATAATGACCCATATATCTTTATGAGAAATGACCACTTTGGTAGTGGGCGTAGAGGTATGAATAATGAAAAGATGCCTTTAGCAGAACCCATGACGGCATTTATATATATTTCTCTCCAAGAATTACTCCAAGATGTAAATAGTGTTACAGCAATTATAAATGAAAGATTACGAGAAACAATAACAGGAATAGGAACAACACAGCAACAAACAAATAAAATATTATTAAATTCAATAGAAAATCCAGAGCAACGAAAACCAGCAAGTAATGTAGTACCATATTATAATAGAGTAGGTTTTTATGATAGAGATGTAACGGAAATAACAGCAGGACAACAACAAAATATTCTGATGAAACAACCAGTAAATGCTCAATATCGCAATGAAATAACGGATATAATACCTATAAAAAATGGGGGTTGTGTGAAAGTGCAACCAGCAAATTTTACATCTGGAAGAGATTACTTGGCTCAATCTTATGGTAAACAGTATGGTGGAATACCGCGAGGTGAAGATAATATAAATAAACCAAGTCAAGAGCAATTAATTAATATAAAAGAAACGACATATTTGAGAGAAATAGAAACAAGTAGTCAAAATCAAACAACGCAAGCAGAAACAATAGATACGGCGACAGTAATTCCAGCAGTTCCAGCAGTTCCAGAAGTTCCGTCATATATTCAATATACGCCACAGCCCGACATCTATACGCCTGAAGTTCCAGAAGTGCCAGAAGTTCCAGAAAGCACAATAATATATAATTCAACGGCTGATGGTTCTGTATCATTAGTGAGTGATTTTGATGTAGCAAATAATGTTAGTCCAATGGTGCTTGGTAATGGAGCAAAATTATTTACAGATGATGGAGGATTAAATGCGAATTATTCAACAAGTCATTCACGACATGCGACATTTGATGCTGGAGCAGGAAATTGTATTTATATTAATCCACGAGCATTTGATTTTGAACATTCAACTTATTCTATGTATGATAGATTAGGTATAACTTGCTCTAATACCGTATCAGGTTTATCACAATCATCAGGTAATTTATCGAATACTGATTCATCATTATCTCAATATTTATATCAATCATCACAATCAAGTCCAAGTGTATTTTGGGGTTCATCTTGGGTAAGTGGTAATGGAGGATATGGGTCAGGAGGAGGTTGGATATTTCCTAATAGTGACGGGACAGATGTAAAGGGAAATAATAATAGTGGTTGGATTAATACTTGGTATAAAATAGATGCTCGTTATATTAGATTTTGGTTTAAATCAGACGGGTCGGCAACGGAGCCTGGTTGGGATATTTTAGTAGCAAGAGCGGTAACAACACCAGCAGTTCCAGCAATACCCGCAGTTCCTGGTTTTTACACGCCACAGCCAGATTTGGAAACAGTAATTCCAGCAGTTCCAGCAGTTCCAGAAGTGCCATCATATACAGTATTTAGTTCAACAGTAACAAATACAATAACAGATGAATTAGCGGAGGTAAATTTCAAAGGTTGGGCAAATCCAATATATGGAAATTTGGCGACATCAGATTTATATAAATATCAATTAGGTGATAGATGGGCAAATTTACCTGTAGATAGTTGTGACCAAGTGAGTTGGACGGGAGCAGATGGAGCAATACCAAGACAAGTAGGAAAAACAATAATATTAAATAATAAATTAGATTATAAAATATTAGATTTTACATTTCCTCAAGGAGATAATGATTATATTGCACCATTAAATAAATATCCAACAGAGAAACCACTATCATTAATATGTAATAAATTATATGAAAACCAATTATTATATACAAATATTCCTTTTCCTGAATCAGATGATGGAGAGAAAAATTGGACAGAGTTTGCGAAGGCTTTGAGAAATTATGAAACATATTATAATAAAACAGCGAAACCTCCAGTAGGTTATAAAAATCAAAGGAAAGATATTGGTAATTGGATATTTGACGGTGATATAGGTATGACTGATGATAGAACAACAGCCCAATTAAGGACACAAAATGGTAGTACATCTTTTCCTCCTCCTTTAACAGACCCAAATCACCCATATAATCCTCCACCTAACTGGACACAAGACCCAAGTAGCGTCCCACAAGCAACATATCAACAAAATAGACCTTTTATTTATGATTGGTTAAATCAACCTGATACGAATGCTATGTTATCAACAGACCCAATTTATGGTACAGAACTTGGATTACCTCAACCAATAGTATTACCACAACCAGCGGGAGGTCAAGCGACAGCAGATTATAGACCACAAGTATATGATGTAAGTAGAACATTAATATGTCCAACAACAACGAGTGAAATATTTGCTGGTATATCAGCAAGGTCAAATATTGATGAAGAGGAGAAATTTAGAATGTTAAAAGAACTTGGAAGATTAAAAATGAAAAGTAGATTTCAAAAAGATTTTTTAAATATATCAAAAAATTTCCAAGGTAATGAAATAATAAATGTATCTCCGCCACAATTAATAGACCCTCACGATAGTGGTTTTTTGGCGGCGAATAATCCTCCTGACCCAGATTTCAAAGTAGATACAACATTTATGGAAAGTTTAGATTTAGGTTTTTATCCGTATACAATGTATTTGGGTGGAGGTATAACAAAGACATTTTGTGCAATAATGGTTGGAACAGATTATTCACCAGATAAAACAAAATTATCAACAATAAATTTTGGTAGTATGTGTTGGGGAAATAGTATAGGAATATCGAATAGTTTTTATGATAATCATGCGATATGTCCAGTAAATAATGACCAAGTAAAGAGAGGAGAACCTTTATCAACAGTAGTAACAACAGCGGGTGAATGGGTAGAAATAGGAACACAACAAACATTAGGAGTAGAAACAGATGCTGCTTATCAAGCACCTTTGGCTGATGCGAATGCTTATACGCAGACAACAGGAATAGGTAGTATTCCAAAGACGCAATGGGATTTTACAACAAATTTCCCAGCAAATCCAGCTTATGAAAATCCAAATGTAGCAGGAAGTTATAGGTTAAAAGTAGAATTTATTGATAATTTTGCGTGGGGTCAATCAACAACAGTAATATGGGAACAAAGTAGTTTATTAACAGCAGGTGCGGTGACGGGATTTAATTTGATATCAGCAGACCAGCCAGCTTGGACAGCATCAACAACTCCAGTAGGAGGTAGATTTACGGGATTATATAAAAATCCTTTATTATCTGCGACAAATACTTGGGTTTTAACAACAGGAACAGGTATAGTAAGTGATTTATCAAATCCTCCGTTTGTGCGGGCTATAATTCCAGGAGTTTTCCAGTGCCAGGGTCTTGGTGAGCCAGGAGCATTTATGAATGGTGAATATACGGGTGGAACACCAGATAGTTATGCACAATATTCAGCAGCAAAGTTATATGTTTATAAATTTCCCACAACATCAGCGGGTTCTGCAATTCCAGTAAATCTTGGTTTAGAACAAAATAAAGTAAATTATGTTTGGACAGGAGCAACTCAACCAACATTTCAATATAACGGTGAAAGAGGTCGAGTAGAATTTACACAATTACAAGAAGATAATATTTTAAATCAAAAATCAATACCATATTCAAGTTCAACAATAAATCCTTCATCAACAACGGGAACAAAAGCAGGAATAATAAATACAGCTTGTGAAGATGCGGTTTTTAGTCGTAATAATCGAATAGATGATTTCCAAGCGAATGCGAAAACAGAACCAAGTAGAAATACGGGAGTGCGGGCAGAAATATCAGGAGTAGGAGTATATAAAATATGGTTATGTCCAGAAAATTATGAACCACCAAATAATATAAATTTAAACAGTTATTGGAATAATGCGGAAAGTGGAGAAAACGCGGAAGGAGAAAATGAAATATCATATTGGGGTCAAACAAAGATAAATAGAGATAAAATAATTAATACTTGTGTAGAAGCAGATGAAAATAATTGGGAGAATAGTTTATTTTCAAGGTTAGGTTTTCAATCACATAGAGAATTATTACCAGCTTATGGAAAGCAAGAAAATAGATTTAATCCATCAACATATAATCAGACTCGACCAGATAAAATAGCAAGAGGTACAAAACCATTAATATTATGTAATGCGGTAGATAATAGTATAGACCCAGCTTTGAATACATTTTATAGTGCATCACCAGATGCGTCAGGAGTGAATGGAATTCCAATGTATAGTAATGGATTTTTAAATGATGAGAGTGTATCTTTACAATTAGTTAATCAACAATTAACAGCAACAGCACCGCCAATATTATCAACATCACCATTTTTATTAATAGAAAGTGATATATGCCAAACAAATTATAGGAGTGGTAGGACGCAGCAAAATGTATTATTTTATTTAATGAAAAATTATCAAGCGAGTAGTTTTATATATGGATATGGGTCATCATATACTCATACAGCAAACCAAGATAGAATGTTATCATTGGTGAATACAGCTTTACGCGACCCAATAACGGGAAGATTACAAAAATGTTCAAGTAATTCAACAATAATATATAAAATTCAAAGAGATGTTACAATATTGCCTCCGCAAACAGATGCATTAGGCAACCCTCTTGATCAAGAGCAACCTCCTGATAGAACGGATAAATTATTAGAACAAATAGTTATAAATACAGAGAGCAATACAAGTAGAGGGGGAGGAGGTCTTGGAGCAGGAATAGGTGGAGGAGGAAGAGAAAGAAATAATCGAGGAGGAGGAGGTGGAGGAAATATAATAGGATTACAACAAGCATTGGTAGGTCAAGCACAAGAACACGCTGGTGCGACATTAAATATAGTGGAAGGAGAAAGGCAAGCGGCAGCATTAGAACAGATGTTTGCACAAATAGATGCGAATCAGAATTTATCACCTGAAGCAAAAAATCAATATACAATAATGGGAACGGTAATACAAAGATTAATAGCAGATTTTCCCGTAGAATTACAAGTAGATACTGCAACAGGAATGGTAATGCCTGCGACAAATTATGGAGAAATAATTCAACCAAATAATGCGTCATTATATAATTTAGCACAGCAAGTCCAAGGATATTTAACATCAAGATTAAGGGAATTTGGAGGTATAAGAGGTTTAGAAAGATTTATGAATAATGCGGGAACTCAAGAAGGATTTGATAGATTAGTAGATTTATTAAATAATATAAATATAAATCCAAGAACAGGTGAGCGATTAATTCAAGGTGAGGAAAGTCCTCAAAACTTTGCGAATTTTAACATGACGGGTGTGAATTCAACAGCATTAGAAAGAATAGCATCAGTATATGTAAATTATTTTGATAGTATAGATAATGAGCAGGAGATGAAAATGACGCAAGAAATGGTCGACTTGGCGGAACAAGCAAGATTAAATGATTTGGATATAGTTTCGCAAGTAATGTCTAATATGATGTCGAGTGGAACAATAAATTTAGCAGACCCTCAAGGACAAATATTAAATCAAGAGCCACTTGGTCAATCAACAATAATGCAAATAGAAAGTAATCCAGATATGGGAACATTTAATAGTACAGAAAGAAATTATTCAAGACCAGATGTGAGGGAAATGAGTTATGTAGATGAAAGATTAGCAAGACAAAGAGGTGATAGAGATGCTCAAGAAACTGTAGACCAAGAACCTGGTCGGGGTGAAACAAAAAGAGGATATGAAACTCCAAAAACAGAAGATGAAGGAACAAAGGAATAATATATTTTTCTCTCCATTTAATATAAAATGAACTATATTCAATGTAGAAGTTGTAATCAGACTTATGAAGAATTACCATTTCATAAGGATAGTAAAAAAATGGAACATTATGTAAAAGCATATCTTGGTTTCTGTAGTAATAAATGTTATGATAAATTAGATAAAAAAAGTAAGGCTATAGAGAATATGTTAGTATCCGTATATGGAACGGGAAGGAAGGATAATAATTTTAAAATAAAATAGTTTTATAAAATATTATTTGGAGAGAAATTTATTCATTTTTATGTTCAACAGTTAAATTTATAACAGCATCTGGTTCTCTTATTTTTATTTTTCCAATAGTAAGCAAAGTGTCTTGCTTTTGAGCCTGTGGATAAGAGCCATTAACGACAGAATTACCAGCTCCTTGTATTTTTCTTTTTAATTCACATTTACTTGCTTTATTTTTGCAGTCTGGATTGGCTCTAAAATGAAGTTTTTTCATCATATTAATACCTCTATCACTTTTATTATTTAGAGAATGGTTACATATTCCGCAAGTCCAAGTAAATCCCGAGTCATAGAATAAAGTTGTGTTTTTTGATTTGGGCATATTTATAAGTTTGTGTATACTTAAGTCAAGAAAGTTATATAGTGGATATTATATTATGAATAAAGCTTTCAATTTTCATTTTTTTTGGCTCTGATTTCTTCATTTTTCTTGGCTTGCTTCTTGGCTTCTTTATATTCTTTGGTCATTTCAATACATTCATCATCACCAAGAAATGTAATATCATTAGCAAAGTTCATACGAAAACAATAGTAATAACAATCAAAATTACAGCCTGGACTTGGAACAATAACACCGTCAACCATTTTATCAAAGTTAATCCTTTTTCTTGGGATAATAATCTGTATTTTTTCGTCGGTTTTTCCCATAATTTTGCGAAAGTATTGGGTAGACATCTTGCTGACGGGCATAATCATAATAAATGGTTTATCAAGATTAATAAGTCTAAACATAATATCTTTAATTTTAGTAAAGGGAGGATTACTAACAACAATCTCTCCAAGATTATGTTCAAAGAAATCAATATCTTTATGAATAGTATTATAACCTAATTCTTTAAGGTAATTACCAGACTGTCCATTACCATAGAATGCTTCCCATATAACTTTGTCCTTTGGAATATAGTTGCGTATATTAATCCAGGCAGACTTGGGGGTCATGTAGTCATCGTGTTTGGAGAATGTTTTCGTTGCGAAGCCAGCCATTATATTATTTATATTATATTATATTATTATAAATAAAAAAATCAATTCAATTTATATTTTGTCCATAGAGCCGTTATGGTCTTGACTTCTGTAATTCCCCTGGTCATATAGTTATCTTTGCTCCCTGGTTTCTTGACCATTTCCTGGTTATGCTCGCGAGTAGTTAGTTATACTCTTAAGTAGTTAGTTATACTCTTACCTATATACCAGAGAGTATAACCAGTATTTACCAGAATAACTTAAGTTATTCTGGTAAATACTGGTTAT